GGGGAGACTCCGTCATCGCCAGCGGCGGCGCCGAGCAAGTCATAAGCCATTTGATGGTTTAGACCCGCTTCGCGACCAGCGCAATACGAGACGAAGGTGCATGTATTGGTGTTGCTATCGGTAGTCAATGGAGAACCAGAGAGTACCGACGACTCAGGCTCGTAGGCCAATCCATTACTGGTGCAAGCGCGCGGGTTGATTTCCGCTTGAAGGAGGGAGCTCAATTCGGTCTTAAACCGCTCCGCGACCCAAGCGAGGTATGAAGCTCGCTCGACGTGGGTTCTCAACCATCGGGACACAGTCCCGTCCAGTCGCGAATAGTCGGTCTCAGAAAGCACTCTAAAGCTACGTGCCAGCGTAACTATGCGGTCCGCGATCTCAGCGGGCTTCTTTCCTGGCATATACCAGGGTTGCCGATACAACACGTCGCGCTTGAATGCGTAAGTATACGCACTCAATTGTAATGTGTGTTCGGCGCCCACGGTGGAAATATTTCGCGGATCGCCGGGTTTCTGATAGGACTCCCCCTTCATAAACGCGCGTACGGATACGGGGTTGACAGCCCCTATCCATTGCAGCACCTTGTCCGAGCGACCCCTCTGGGTAGGACGCGATTGCAACTCCACTACTTCCTGTATCTCCAATGGGGATCCCAACCCCTTTTTGTCACCAATGACCTCGTCGACGAACTGCTTGGCATAAGTCAAGTAGCGCGATGGCGGGGTAACATCGTTCAACACCTTAGTGACTCGCCCAGTCACTGAGGCGTAATCATTGTTGTAAGAACGATTCGGAACTAAGTCCGGTTTGGTGACAAGTGGCGGCGCCACGGCTCGGCCTAACTCCTTCCCATCCTCTGACACTAGAGGCAACGCATGTTGGTAGCGTAAGGGTTGGAGAAGGCCGGCACCACCGCTGGGCGCAGGTGGTGGCGCTTGAATTTGCTGTTTGGCAATTTCAAACAACGCCGGGGCGTCGACTGGTGCGGTATCAATGCGTTCATGGCGCAGATACCGCTCCACATCGGAGATATTCGGATGCTTCGAGTTGGAGATGCGGATCTTAATCGCTGTCCATAACTCGCAGGGGATGGTAGCACTGGACTCAGCAACGCCATATGTATTGAGGCCTAAGGAGATTAAATCTCCTTTGGGCGATCGATAAAGGCGAGAGCAGTACCGTAACGAAAGATACGTCGTGTGAGGGTTCGGATGGGGACCAGCCATCCAAACCAATTCACA